AATCATAATATAAGAAGATTAAGTTGCCGAGAGCCTTTTGATTTAGGTTATCAGCAAGCACTTAGAGGGGTTTACAGGTATGCAGCTTAAAACAATAAAAGTTTATGGAAGATTAAGAAAATTTCTTGGTTCATCTTATTTTGAAGCTGCTGTATCAAGTCCAGCAGAGGCGATTCGTTTTTTGATGTGTAATTTTCCAGAAGTAGAGGCACATATGAATCAACAATATTACAAGGTAAAAATGAATAATTTAGATGTTTCTCTTGATTTTTTATCAATGAAAGGTCAAGGTAATATTCAGATCATACCTATTGCGACAGGTTCAGTCCCTGCTGTTGCTGCGGTTGTTGGAGGTATCGGTTCTGCTGCCACTGCGGTTGTTGGTGCTGCTACTGCTGTTGCAGGTGCTGCAATTACAACTGCTGCTACTGTAGGAAGTGCGGTAGTTTCTGGTGTTGGTGCTGTGGCTGCTGGGGCTGCTGCTGTAGCTGGTGCAGTTTCAGCTATTCCTGTTGTTGGAAATATTGCTACTGCTGTTGCAACAAATTTAGTTATAGATGGCGTTACTTCTTTGATAGCCCCGACCCCAGCCCCTTTTGAAAATCCAGCATCTATTGGAGCTTCAGAGGCTGATGGTTCACTTGATCCACAAGCTGCAAATTCATATTCATTTTCGGGGATCCAGAACGTTAGCATTAGTGGTGTTTGCGTTCCGATCATTTATGGACAGGTATTTACAGGTTCAGTAGTAATAAGTTCTGGTATTGATACAGTTCAAGTAGAAGGTACAAATTGATGTTTGATTTTAAAACAATACAAGAAGCTGTTGCTTTAAAAGATCCAAATTTACCTAAAGATGTTCTTGCCTCAAAACAATTTCAAACATTAGTGGAATTACTAGGGGAAGGAATTATAGAGGGTTTTCCAAGTGCTACTGGTAGTCAAGGATCAACAGAATATAACACAGGAAGTCTCAAAGATGTATTTTTAAATGGTGTGCAAGTATTACAACAAAGTGCGAGTAATACAAACCCAAGTGATGAAGATTTTAACTTTCAAAATATTACCTTTCAGCCTAGATTTGGTACATCAGATCAGACAGCAATAGAAGGGATTACAGCAAGTGAATCTGAAACAGCAGTGGGTGTTGTTGTTACAAAAGATAGCCCTGTTTCTAGATCAATTACAGATACAAATGTTGATGCTGTAAGGGTTACTTTAGGTTTTCCATCTTTACAAAAATTTGAAGATGATGGAGATATTAATGGTGCGGAAGTTTCATTAACCATTCAAACAATAGAAAATGATGGTACAACTACAACAGTGATTAGTGACACTGTTAAAGGCAGAACTGCTAGTACTTATTTTAGAGATTACAAGATAACTTTTTCGTCTGGTACTTCTTTTCCTGTGACGATAAGAGTGAACAGACTTACTGATGACAGTACAGAAACTACTTTACAAAATTCAATGTCATGGTCATCTTTTACAGAACAAATTTTTGACACTAAAAACTATGCTAATTCTGCACACGTTGCTTTGAGGTTTGATGCTGAATCTTTCCCAAGTCAGCCAAGAAGAATGTATAGGGTTCGTGGAACAAAAATTAAGATACCACATAATGCAACAGTTAGAACTGATGGTTCATTGTCATATTCTGGAACTTTTAATGGCACATTCCAAACTGACAAGGCATGGACAAACGATCCAGCATGGATACTTTATGACCTGTTAACAACATCAAAAGGTTTTGGAGATCAGATAGACACAACACAATTAGATGTTTTCAGTTTTTATTCAGCTTCTGTCTATAGCGCAACGCAAGTAGATGATGGATTTGGAGGAACAGAACCAAGATTTAGCTGTAACGTAGTTATACAAAATCAAAAACAGGCATATAATCTCATCAATGATTTGTGTTCTGTAATGCGTGTCATGCCTTTTTATTCTGCTGGCACAATTTCAATTACTCAAGATAGACCAACAGATCCAAGTTATTTATTTAATTTATCTAACGTAACAGATGGAGGTTTTTCTTATACAAACTCAGCAAAAACAACAAAATTTACTGTTGTAAATGTTGCTTATTTTGATAATGATACACAACAAATCGAATATGAGACTGTTGAAGATACCGCATTACAAGCAAAATATGGTGTTGTAACAAAAAATCTTAGAGGTTTTGCCACAACATCAAGGGGTCAAGCTTCTCGTCTTGCAAAATGGTTTTTATACACACAATCTAATGAAAGTGAAGTTGTTAGTTTTACAACGACACTAGAGGCTGGAACACTTGTTAGATGTGGACAGGTAATTAATATTGCAGATCCTTTGAGGGCTGGCGTTAGAAGAGGTGGAAGAATAAAAACAGGTGTATCGACAACACAGATTATTATTGATGATTCTAATAATACCGATCTAACAATTGATGGTGATAGCACTTTATCTGTTATTTTATCTGATGGAACACTTGAAACAAAAACAATAGATTCTATTTCTGGTACAACAATTACAGTTTCTTCTGCATTTTCATCAACTCCACCAGACAATAGTGTTTGGGTTGTTGAAAGTACTGCAATACAATTACAAATTTTTAGGGTTATCAGCGTAACTGAAGTAGGTCAGCTTAATTATCAAGTCACTGCTGTTGCTCATAATCCTACAAAATATGCAAATGTTGAAGATGGAGAGGATTTAGATACAAGAAGTATTACAACTTTAACTGCATTAAAACCACCACCAAGTAACTTGCAAGGTTCTGAACAGATTGTTGTTTTAAATAATCGTGCTGTTTCTAAATTGTTTATTCAATGGCAGCCTGTTTCTGGTGTTACTGAATATATGGTTCAATATAGATTCAAAAATGAAAACTTTATCTCTGAAAGAATTACCAGACCTGATTTTACTATTTTTGAAACTCAGCTTGGTACTTATGAAGTCAGAGTATTTAGTTACAATGCCTTAAAAAAACCAAGCACAACCCCAGCAGAAACAACATTTACTACATTAGGTAAAACAGCATTACCAGCAGATGTTCAAAATGTACGCATAGAACCATTAACAGATCAGTTTGTACGACTACGTTTTGATCAATCAACAGATGTTGATGTTTTGCATGGTGGAAACGTGGTAATTCGTAGTTCAAACCTTACTACTGGATCAACTTTTACTAATTCAGTTGACGTTTTACCTGCACTTTCTGGAAACGTCAGCGAGTCGATTGTTCCAAATATTGTTAATGGCACATATCACTTAAAATTTAAAGATGATGGGGGTCGTTTAAGTTCTGGTGATGCGTCTGTCACAATGCTTCAAACAGTTCCAAATGCTTTCCCAAAACTTACTGTTTTAGAGGACAGAGAAGATACAGACTCGCCACCTTTTGCTGGAACAAAAGTAGATTGTTTTTTTAGTGATGATGTAAATGGTCTTGTTCTTGGTTCACTTGTAACCCTTGATGATGAGTCAGACTTTGATAGTATTGCAGATTTTGATTTTATTGGGGCTGTTGATATAACAGGTGGTTCTTATGAATTTGCAAATACTCTTGATCTAGGTGGCAAGCAACCTTTAAGACTACGCAGGCATTTTGTGACGCAAGGTTTTTACCCTAATGATTTGATTGATAGAAGAACAGCAAACATAGATACATGGACTGATTTTGACGCGGCCACAGCATTTAATGTCGGTGCTTCTTTACTTGTAGCCACGACAGATTTAGACCCTGACTTATCAGTTTCAGCTACCTACGGACAAAGTGGCACGACAATAACAATTACAAAAACCGATCATGGATATTCTGTTGGTGATTTTGTTGTCATTGACTTTACTGCTGGTTCTGCTACAGATGGTAATTATCAAATTGTATCTGTTCCTAGTTCATCAACATTTACAGTTACTTCTGCTACAAGTGCCACAATATCAGATGGAACATCTTGCACTTATGGAGCAAACTTTTCAGAATTTAATCCTTTTGTTAATGGTGTTTATGTTGCTAGAGGTTTTAAATTTAGATGTGAAATGGATTCAGACGATCCAGCACAATCAATAGAAATAGATCAGCTTGGATATACAGCAGAATTGGAAAGTAGAACAGAGACAAGTATTGGTAATGCAGGGGCAACAAATGGCCTTATAGCTTCTGGAACCTCTACAAAGTCTGTAACATTCACAAACAGTTTCTTTACAGGTTCTACAGGAACAGGCGTTGCCGACAATACTGTTTTACCATCAATCGGTATTACTATTGAAAACGGACAGTCAGGAGATTTCTTCGCATTGTCAAATATTAGTTCAACTGGATTTGATATAGATGTAAAGAATGGTTCTAGTCATGTTAACAGAAATTTCAAATATGCTGCCACAGGATTTGGGCGTGGTAGTTAATTTTAAAGTAGGATATACTTAGATAAAAATTTGGATTAGACCATGAGCCAAAATGATATGACGATTGACAACTCCACAGGAGCCAACGTCAGGGCAGACATCAATAGTGCATTACAGGCGATAGCTACAAATAATTCTGGATCATCAGCACCTAGTACAACTTTTGCAAGTCAATTTTTTGCTAATACTTCATCAAGTATTATGCAGCTTAGAAATACCTCAAATAATGCTCATATAAATTTATTTACGCTTGCTGGTGGGCCAGCATTTGCTGTTGATGGAACAATAAACTCAGTAAATATAGGTAAAGGTACAAACTCTGTTGCTGGTAATACTGTTCTTGGAGAAAGTGCTTTAGATGCCTCTGTTTCTGGTGCTAATAATACTGCTGTTGGTTTTGAATCTTTAACTGCTAATACAAGTGGAGCTAACAACACAGCAATAGGAAGAAGGGCTGGCACGGCAATTACAACAGGTAGCCAAAATACAGTTATTGGTAGTAATTCTCTTTTTGCTTGTACAGAAGGTAATAACAACACTGCTATTGGGCAGAGTTGTATGTTTGCAATAACAACTGGTGATGATAATATCGCTGTTGGTAAAGGTGCTTTAAATACAGCCACTACAGCAGATGATAACTTGGCAATCGGTGTTGATGCTCTTAGTGTAAATACCTCTGGGACACAAAATGTTGCTGTAGGAAATTTTGCTTTAGATGCTAATACAACAGCTAATAACAACACTGCGGTAGGCTATAACACATTAGGAGCAAACACAACTGGTGCAAACAACTCAGCTCTTGGTGGTAATGCTTTAGACGCTAATACGACAGGAAATAACAGTGTAGCTGTAGGTTATAACGCTTTAGGGGTAGCAACAACAGCTAGTGATAATGTAGCTATTGGATCCGGTGCTTTAAATGATAATACAACTGGAAGTAACAACGTAGCAGTGGGTCGTGCTGCCTTAGTTGAAAACACAACAGCAAGTAATAATACTGGAGTTGGTTATCAAGCGTTAAAAAATAATACAACTGGAAGTCAAAACACTGCCGTGGGAAGCACAGCCTTAGATGCTAATACTGAAGGAAACAATAATGTTGCTGTTGGACAAACTTGTTTGGGAGCTAATACAACAGGAAGTAATAATTCCGCTGTTGGTAGAAACTCTTTGTCTGCAAACACAACTGGCGCTTCAAATACAGCTGTTGGTTATCAAGCTTTAAATAACAATACAACAGCCTCTAATAATACTGGTGTAGGTCTTAGTGCATTGCAAGCAAACACAACTGGAACGCAAAACGTAGCTGTAGGGGCTAATTCGCTAAGTTCAAATACTACCGCATCTAATAACACTGCTGTTGGAAAAGAAGCTTTAACAGCAAACACAACAGGTACAGCTAATGTTGCTGTTGGTAAAGACGCTTTAAAAGCAAATGTTACTCATTCTAATAACACAGCACTAGGAGCATTTGCATTAGAATATAACACAGCAGCAGGTAACACTGCTGTGGGTGAAGTATCTGCAAATAAAAACACCACAGGTACAGAAAATACTGCCTTAGGATTCAAGTCATTTTATGATAATACTACAGGAGCTTACAATACAGCTTTAGGAACATATGCATTAGAAGATAACACCACTGCAAATTATAATGTTGCTGTTGGTTATAAAGCAAGTCAATTGAACACAACTGGCACTACAAACACATCAGTTGGTTCTTTTGCACTGCAAGTAAACACAACTGGAGGTAGTAATACTTCTGTTGGATACTCAGCATTAGATGCTAATACAACTGCTAGTAATAACACTGCAGTTGGTAGAAGTGCATTAGGAGCAAACACAACTGGAGATGAAAACGTAGCTGTAGGAGCTTTTGCTTTAGATGCTAACACGACTGCGACTCATAATACTGCTGTTGGTCATAACTCAATGACAGCAACTACCACTGGAGGAGATAATACTGCAATTGGTAAGACTTCTTTAGCAAATAATACAACAGGACTCAGCAACGTAGCCGTAGGAAGAAGTGCTTTAGCATCAAACACTACAGCATCAAATAATACAGCAGTAGGTTCAAGTGCTTTAGGATCAAGCTCTACAGCAGACAACAACACAGCAGTTGGTTATTTATCTTTAAATGCAAACACAACTGGTGCTTCAAATACGGCTGTTGGTAAGAGTGCCTTAGATGCTAATACAACTGGTGATAATAATGTTGCTGTTGGTAAAGATTCTATGAGTGCAAACACAACTGGTCGTGTTTGTACAGCAGTAGGTGTTAATAGTTTAGAATCAAACACTTCAGGAGCAGATAATACTGCTATTGGGATTGATTGTGGTAAAGATTGTACAACAGGTGATAATAATACTTTTCTTGGGCATGATGCTGGTAGGTCTGCTAGCCCATCAGGAAGTATTACTACTGGAAGCAATAATATTGTTTTAGGTAATAATTCAGTTACTAATTTATTTTGTGCTGATACATCTATTTCTAGTTCAGATTCCAGAGATAAGACTGACGTAACAAGTTTTAATATTGGCTTGGCTTGGATTAATGCACTAAGACCTGTTACTTACAGATGGGATAGAAGAACTTGGTATGGTACAGATGCAGAACCTTATGGAACCCCAGATGGTTCTAAAAAAAGAGCTAGATTGCATATTGGTTTTTTAGCACAGGAGGCTTTAGAAGTAGAAAAAGCTAATGGTTATGGAACATCTAATGATGATTCATTACTTGTAAATCTCACAGAAGATGGAATGTCTTATGGAATGAAATATGAAAGACTTGTACCGATACTTGTAAATGCAATTAAAGAGTTATCCACAAAAGTCACAGCCCTCGAAGCAGGGTAAACTGTAAAAGAACCTAATTTTTAATTATGGAAGAAAAAACCGCAGATGAAATCGCAGCAATCTTTTCTGCTGCTGGCGATAGCGTAAATGTTATCGGCACTGCTCAAACATCAGATGAAACTGATGAAGAATTTAAGGCAAAAATTCAACGAAATGTAGAGCATCTTGAAATTATAAAAGCCTACAAAAAAACTGATGATACAACATCTATCTGGACATCAGAAGATTTTACAACCATAGATGCTGCAATTGTTGCTGGTAAAAAACTCTATTAAATAATGAATTTACAAGAAAGACTACAGCAACTTGCCCAACAAAGAGAGCAGTTATGGATTGCATTGCATGAAACTAATGGTGCAATGAAGATTTTAGAACAGCAGATCCTTGAGACTCAAGCTGCACCCGAATCAAGCCAGCCATCAGATATAGAGGCATCAAACCAAGAATTAAAAACAGTGTCATCAAAGTCAAAGGCATAGCTAACACCCTCAAAATTTCTTTCAGCATTATGTTCCAAAAAATTTGTCAGATAGCTTCATTGTTGTCGCTTTTTCTAACCTTGTCAATGTTGGGCGGTTCATACTATGCTTACCGCTTTGTTACCAGTGAGCAGTTCAAGGCTAGAGTCATGAATGAAGTTCTGGACAATGTGCAAGGAATCATGCCAAAAGTTTTGGATAATGCTTTACCAGACATGACAGGCCCAACAGTTCCAGAGTATATAAAGCCTAAGAGTTGATGGAGATACCAGAAATAGGTATCAGACAAATAAATGTTCCAGAGGTCTATATTCCTGAGATATACAAGCCTGATCCTGTATTGCCTGTAATAACAAATTTAGAAATAGATGTTGTAGGTTGTACTTATCAGCATAGAGATATAAAAAACACTGGTAATACTCAGCTTTTGCTTGATGACCCAAACGGAGTGTTTCTGACATGTGGTGAATCTTTGTTTCCTAGCTTTTATCCTATTGACTACAGACCAGATCAGTTGGTGATTACTGAAGATTTACCGATTACGAATGATGCCCCACCTATGCCAGAGGCAGATATTCCAGAAACTAAAACACCAGAAAAGAAAAAAGAAGAATTAGTGATTCCAGAGTGTCCAGATAAAAAGGTAGATCAGGCCGTTGGAGATTACAGAAATGCAAAACGCATTGAAAGAGTTGTAGGGCATAAGTTATCCTCAGACAAAACAGAGTGCATTACGATCTATGAGGACGTACCATTTCGAGAGACTTTTATTGGTACACCTGAAGTTCTTGTTTCTACTTTTGCTATTGGTTTGGTCGCTGGTAGTTCTGCGGCTCTTGTCCCTCTGATACAAGGGGCTGCGAAGGCTGGTATCAAAAATATAAGCAAGCGTTTTTCAAAAAAGAATAAATCTAATTAGTTTCTATTTTGTGAGTATGAGGCAAAACTTGGTTTGGTAAGGGAATAAGCTTTACATCTTTACAAGTCACTGCGTGTTCACCTGTCAGAACTACTCCTAATTTTGCTTGCTTACCACATACCTCTAATCTATATAAGGCCATTTCTAATTTTGTTTTTTTGATTAATAACTCTTGAGCCTCGATATTTACTGCCGCAGCTTTCTTGCAAAGTTCACCACCATTTCCTAAAGGAATATTAAATTGCATTGATATTCCATAATTTAAGTTGTAGTTATCTTTTTCAAATCTTGGTGTTTCTTGGACATATTTCACTTCTCCTGTATCTTCATCATATATATTCTGTCTTGTAACGTATTCTATAGGGCGGTTAAATGACCACGCATCTGTCAAATAAGGAGTTATGGTCAAACTGGGCGAGGTGCAAACAATTCCTTGACTGTAGCGATTCTGAGGGTGGCTAGAAGGGGCTATCATGGTGGCATTATTGTTAACAACCCCTTGCGCTGTGGAATTTGGCGAGGCGACTGTGGTCGAGGCAATAACTTTTGCAGGGCTAAATAATAAAATTATTGCCCAAAGACAGAGGTTGTTTCTGTGGTTGTAGTTGTTGTTATTGTTCGATTTATTGTAGTAACGTTTGCTAAACCAGCCCCTTGCAGTGACTCCACTAAACTGAAACTTTGCCCTGCCTCTTTTATTCGCCATCTGGGAACTGCCTCAAGTGAAGGGCTAGTCCAACTAAACTGGACACCACCAAGAGTCTGTGTTTCACCAGCAACTGTTGAAGGGTTGATATATCCATTGAGATCGGCTGATTCAATGTTATGGCCTGACGCAGAATATGAAAATCCTGTGTTGTATTGGTGCGAAGTAATAACTTCATTAATTACAGATTGCGAAGTACTGGACTGAGTAGAACTGCCGCTACGGAACTGGGGGACTACAGGCGTTGCAAGGGTTCTTAGAGGTAGTAGTAATATTAATACTAGCCAAAATTTAGTCAATTTCAATCGAGACTGTAGTTGAGGCAATACAGCTTGTTCCAGAACCGCCAGCAGTACAAGTATGAATACCAGAGGATAAAGAAGTAAGAGCTAAGTTTCCAGCAGTACCACCAGAAATAACTGTTGTCTGTCCACCTAATACTGGAAGAGTTGCTATACCGCTTGATGGAGTTATTGCTGATTGTGTTACGTCCCCAGCTTGATAACTTTCGCTGAGTGAGAACGCTGAACCAGCAGTGGTAACAGATTTATTTGTATTTACCAAAGCTGGGACTCCATTACTTAAGCTGCCAAGATTCAAGCCACCTATCCCATTTGTCACCACACTATCCCCTGTTCCTGTAGAAGTAGTAATATTATTTCCACTTATAGAGTATGAACTAGGTGCGGCATTTGTAATTACATAAGGAGAGTCAATAGATATTTGTGCAGAAGTTACATACTTAGCCGTTATATCTGCAAAGGCATTAGACGGAGAAAGAAAGATGATAAATGGAATTAGTTTTTTCATTTGATTCCTACTTTATTATTCTTATTATCTACTATAACTGGTTTCTTGCCGTTGCCATTTTTACCTTTTATAGAAATTCCATAAGCCGAAGCTATATTTCCCACAAGGCCAGCAGCAAAGGTGTCTAGCCTTATCTTTTCCATGTACCCCAAAGTCATCACTGATAAAGCCCAAACCAAAATCAAAAGTCTGATCCCATGTCCAAAATAATCCCGACTTTCTTTTTCTTCTTCTTCCATAAAATTAAGGTTTCTTGTCTAATACTAGCAATTTAGCTATGTTTGGAAAAACAAACAATTAAATGATTCGTATTCTTAAGCCTATTCTTTTAACTTTCTGCAAAACAAATGCAGTTAAAAAATTAATTCTTGATCTTTTAAAAGCTTTAGTAAAAAGCACAGATAATACTGTTGACGATCAGATTGTTGATTATATAGAGGCTAATCTTTGGCCAAAAGAACAATGAAGAACATAATAGATGCACTGACTAGCAGCTACAGCCTTGAGGGTGAGTTTGAGGTGCAAAAGTCTATACAGTTTATCCAGAACTTAGATGATATAGAACTACTAAAGCCCTATGCAATAAAGCTATTACAGACAAATGCAAGGCAAGCTCATTTTGTTACTAGTGCCATTGATCTGATTGCTCACCAGCAAGCTTATGTTGTAAGGCTTGAAAGTAAAGTTAACAAGAAAAAAGCGACTTTTTGGAGCCGCTTTAAGTTTGTTATATTTGGAAAGAAGTAGAGGTCTTACAGACTTTTATCGCTTATTTACTAGCTTAGTGTGGAGGCGAAGATAAAACCCCCATTTGCCCACTAATAAATCCTCGAAGGGAACTCATATCTTTTTACAAAGTTGTTGCGTCAGGCTATCAGGGCAATCGACCTCAAAATCGTAAAAGAGCAGCTTTTGGCCCTAACAACCGAAGGGCCGTCATGCCTCTACCTATGGGACTAAATCTTTTTCTGTAATATCGAACCACATTGCTGATTCAGAAACCAGACCAGTAAGCTCATCTGTCTTTGTAACCTCGCAGAACTCAAAAAGTTTTTCTGTTTCTGGTTCATAAAAGATTTGACCCACATAAGGGTTAACAGGAAAAGAAATTAATTTCATAGTTAGAAAGGAAGATCATCTGGTAAC